AAAAAACAGAAGGGAATATCTTAAAAGTTTATAATTCTTATAGCGCAGAAGGTATAGATTTAAGTTCAATTAGTGCTTCTGATTTATTAAACGATTATTATTTCGTGATGATACATTCCGATAATTCATTAAAACATCACTTTGCTAGAATTACTTCTATACATACTTCCGACGCTTATGGAGATAGTATTAAATTTGAACCGAGTTTAGGTAATGAAATTACTTATGGAGTAAAGTTTAAATTATTTAAAGGGCCAGCAATTACTAGTGATTTTAAAGCAATAGGATTAGGCATAAGTGGTAATTTACAAAATAAATTAAACATTTCTCGCCCTTATTACTGGTTTAAGCCTGAACTTAAAAATCAATTAGAACATAATACTAAATACTTTTTAAGAACAAATACAATTCATCAAACTAATTTATCTTTCTTAAGATTAGATTCAGGAAGCACCCCTTTATTTACAACCTTCTTAACCAATCAAGGATATTCGGGAGAAGTAAAGGATTACGGAAAGTTTACTTTAAAGACAAAATTAATTGATAATCTTAGAACATTAGACACTACTGATGAAGTTACTTTTACAGGAGACATTCATGCAACTAACTTCCCAACAGAAATAAGAAATATAACAGGCATCAGTAGTGGAACAATTAATGATTTATTATATAGAGGAATAAATAAAACAGGTGTTCCTGACGGGACTTATGTAACTGCTATTCTTGGTGCTGATTCTGTGCAATTATCTCAATCAACCACTGTTGCAGTAGCAACTACTACTTTTACTGTAAGTAATTCAAATGAAAGTCATGTAATAGCAACCAGTAATTTTACTGATTATGAAACATCTTTCTTTAACGCAAGAAGAGATGGTGATGATTTAATTTTACCTTCTTCTACTGAATACACTTCAAGAGGCTCAACAAGATATATACATTATGATTATTCTAATGATAAAGTTAATTATACTTATAATGTAATGGACTTAAAGGTTGAAGAATCTATTAAAGGAAAAACTTCGTTTTCCGAAGTAAGTATCGCTGATATGATGAAAATATACCCTAGCAAATTAGACATTAACTCTTCTTTGAGAACAAGACAAAGACTAAGTAAAAGTAAATTACATTCTTTTGTTGATACTCGTTTGACTGTAAGCCCAAACGGAATGCATACTGGTGTTGATGGTTCAGGAAATCCAGTAGTAACTGTCTATATTAATTATGTTAATGATTATTTTACAGAAGGAGAAGAAATAAAAATAAAAGATAGATTGTATGTAATTCAATCAATCAATCCGATTACTCATGGAGTTCAACTAATACAGGCAGATACTCCTATTAACTCTTCTCCTAAAACTTATTCCCGACTTGAAACTGAATCTTCTTATACTGATATTGGAACGCCTGTTATTAATACAGGAGATTCTGTTTTTAGAAGAGCATACAGCCCTTTTAATAAGAGTCTTATTAATTCTTTTGATTTAATAGCCGATAGACATGATGATTTGTATTTAGTTTCTACTAGTAAAAACTCAATCTATAATTTTTTCAAATGCACTTCACATGATTTTGATAAGAATCTATTAACATTTACTGTTGATTTAGATAAGTATTTAGAAGAAGGCCTACATTTAAATGGCGACTTTTATCTATATTATGAAAACTTAAATGGAACAATAGAGGTTTTAGATTATTACAGACAAGACGGACAAAGCATAATGAAGGTTGAAGGTAGAGACATAATGAGTAAGGTTTTATCTCCTATTATTAACAATAATGTTTTGTTTAGTGAAGACATTGTTTATTCTACTAATTCCCCATTAAATGATTTAGTGCATGTAGGTTATGTTGAAGCCACATTTGGCAGTAGTAGTATAACTGTAAAGGATGCTTCTAATGTAAATCAAAGCGTAACTTTAGTTGTGGGAGATAAACTCTTTGCTGAAACTCATACCAATGATGGAAAGTTTGTTAAATTAATAGGAACAGTTGCCTTAAATGCCACTTCTCATATTCATGCTTTACAGGGCTATTCAAGAGTTAATTGTGGCGGAGATACTTATGCTAACAAAGGTATTTTTAAATTATACAAGGCTAAAAAGAATGGAACTACCCCGATTAAAAATTTAGTATTTAATAAAGCATTAGCCAGTAACATTCTAGTTGATTCAGTTACCTCTTTATCAGGAACTTCTGACAAGGGTTTGTATTTTACTGCTGGCAGTTCTTTAGATTCAACTGGATTAGAACAGAGTTCATTAGTAAATACTTCTGCTTCTACTGATGCTAGAGCAGTAGGTTATCACATTAGTAAAGTAGAAGGAGATATTAATGGTGCTGACTACCAATGTGTATTGGGTAATGGGCAAGCAACAGAAACCCATGAAAATATACACATGCCTAATACTTTAATAGATTATAGCGTCTTAAATATAACTGAGATTGGAAGTTATTTAGATGTAGAAATAGCCCCTTATGTTCCTCTTACATTAGGTAGGCTAGAAATTAATTTAGCAAATGATTATGACGCTACTCCTAATACAATAGGACAGACTGTTATAACTATTGCTTTTGGTGAGGAAGCAAATTATATTTGGATGCAGGGTTTAATACAGACTACTGGAGTTAAGCGGGGAGATTCCTGTTTTATTGACGGTGTATTTAAAGGAATCATAATGGATGAGCATATCAATTCCATAGATAGCGTTATTGTATTAGATAGAAAGATTCGTTATATTGCAGGTCAAACCGTTACTTTTTTAAGTAGTGTAACGGGGCTACCTAAAAGTGGTACAATTGGATATGATTATAAAGATACTCATGAACTAGAATTAATAAATGTAGGTCATTTACATGGAGGTAAAATGATTTCTCATATTCAATTTTATAAAAGTTTTAGTAACTTTGGCCCATTAGATGTGCAATTAAAATATACTGATAGTCTTTATACTTCTTTTCAGAAATACGGGAGTCCTTTATATTCTATTTATAGTCTTGAAAAGGGAGATGAAATTAATTATGCTGCTACATATAAATTAAATACTCAAAGAAATGATTTAGTGAAAAGTAGAAGAAGGTATTCTTCTACTCATAGTCATTTGCCTATTGAGGGAAGAGGCTACTTTACCCCTACATTTTCTAATTTTGATGATAAACAAATAGGTGTTACACCAACAAAAACATACACTTATCCCGCCAATTTTGTTAGAATCAGTGATAGCGCAGATAGAGATGTTCTTAATCACTTTAATACCGCTAAAACAAAAGACCTTATTTCTCATAGACAAAAAAGCGTAGATAGAATGTTTATATTTGCTAATTCTGATGAAACACCTTATCACGACAGAAGACCAGATAGTTTGGCTAATTCAGCCCTTGTTGCTAAAGACATTTCTAAATACAATATAGTAGGATTGTTACCTACTACTTCAAGTAATTCCGAAGACGCTAAAGCAAATGAAATAACTACAACTAGACATACTAATGTAGATGGGGATTATTCAACTGCAAGCATTGTTTCTTCAGATAAAAATTTAAATGCTTTAATGAATGTAGGCATAATGAGATTAACTGAAGTAGTGGTTGATTGGTCTTTTAATCAAATTGACCCTGAAAAAGAACTACCTGAAACTACTATACCATCAATAAGTGGTAGTATGCTTACTGAAGTATTTACTCCTGTAAATCTTGATGGAGATGTTCAATACTACCTTCAATCAGGAAGTTATGCTGCTGACCCCGCAGATGCAAGCATTTCATTTTATACTGCTGCTAGTGGAGGAAGCCCTGTTAATTTCGCTAGTATTACGGGTTCAAATCCTTTAATTAAATATGATGCCCTTGTAACCGATGACGGAAATAACTTTTTAATTGGTTTTATTAATAACCATAATTCTTTAATATCAAATATTAGATTTGCTAATTGGAATAAAAGCGCATACTATACTGGGCCAGTTAAAAAGATTTCAAAAGCAAACTATCTAGGAAGCATTATTTCGGGAAGAGGCAGTAATAATTCTTTTATGGCGGCTGATGTTGCGCTAGAAAGATTTAAAGGCGGCATTTTTAAC